CCAGTTGCCAACAGTCGCAAGATCGGCGGCTTCCATTATGCACCTGGTAGTAACGCTACGGCACAAGCTGGCGGCAATACAACTCCGCAAATCAACGAATACAGCTTTTGGGATTTGAAATTTCGTCCGACTGCTACCGATCCGCGTGGCATGACGCTAATTGCTGGCGGCTATTGGATGGATATTTATCTAACCGGTGTGGATGCCATTACCAACGGTTCAAGTAAATACAATGTGGTTATGGCTGATGGTTCTAGTCCACCAAAAGTACCTACGATGTTCGGTGGCTCTGGTTCTAGCACTTACGGCTCGTATACTTGGTTTGAAGCCATGGAACTTGCCACGGCTTTCGGTAAACGTTGCCCAAATCAACAGGAATTCATGTCGGCTGCATATGGTACAACAGAAGCGTCTAGCCTTGGTTCTGATCCAGGCAATACCGTACTAAATGCCGCCTACACTTCAAAATGGGGTCTTATTCAAGCAACAGGCGTTCTGTGGGTTTGGGGTACCATGCGAGCAGGTCCGTTTGCCGGTGCATCTTGGAATGCGAACACGGAAGGTCGTGGTTCCGAGTACAATGCGCCTAATGCGGTGCTTTTTGGGGGCTACTGGGACGACGGGTCTCACTCCGGTTCTCGTTGCTCGGTTTGGAACGACGCTGCATCGTACTCGGACAATGACGTCGGGTCGCGTTTCGTCTGTGACCACTTGCAACTTGATTAAGGGCGCGAAAGCGCCCGAGAAAGTAACTTTGGAACCTATAAAAGTAATCACGTCATCTTTTGACCAAATGGTAATCGTAGAAAAATACGAGCGAGTATTGGCATATTTATATCCGATTGCTCAATCCATACCAAATCGTCATAAGATGGTTCGTGATCGCTTTATGGATTGCATTTTGGTAATACCTGATTTGCTTTATGATGCTGGAAAATCGAATCAGGTCTCTAAAATTTATCTAGCTGATAGGGAATTATCAAAATTAAGATTTAGAATGCGATTTTTAGTTAAACTTCATTCGATGAGCGAAGATCAATTGCAAACGGCACAAGTGTTATTAAGTGAAGTTGGTGCAATGATTGGCTCATGGATAAAGAAACGTGAAAATCATCATGGTTAGGCTGGGGAAACGTGCGGTGAATTTTGGAGGCAACTGGAACAACGGGTCTAACTCCGGTTCTCGTTACTCGAATTGGAACAACGCTGCATCGAACTCGAACAATAACATCGGGTCGCGTTTCGTCTGTGACGGCATCATTTTATTGCTCTGGCAACGCTACGGCTTGTCAGGCAGGCCATTTACAATGTGGTCAGCCAGTCCTAACCTCCTTCGGGGAATACCCTTCTTGGTTCGGTAAAACGCTTAGTAGGAAATCCAAAGGCGAGACTGACTTTTTTATGACAAAGAAATATCGAAATTTAATTGACACCATAACCACGATTGAGAATTTACGAGACGCATACGCTAAAACTGCTAAGGGGAAGAAAACAACTTTCGGATACCTTGAATTTAAAGAATACGCAGAATCGAACTTATTATTAGTTCAAGAAGAATTAAAAGATAACGCTTACAAAATTGGCGAATATCGACAATTTACAGTTCGTGAGCCAAAACCTAGACTAATTTCAGCCCTTGATTTTAAAGATCGCTTAGTTCAACACGCCGTATGTAATGTGGTAGCTCCGATTTTTGAAAAAGGTTTTCTGCCTTATACATTCGCTTGCCGTAAGAATTTTGGGACGCATTCAGGAGTGCGGCACATTCAGGCCGCTTTGAGGTCTACAAAAGCGCCCTATTTTCTAAAAACAGACTATTCAAAATATTTCCCCAGTATTGATCGTGAAGTACTTCACGGGATGATTTCTCATAAAATTGATTGCCGGGGAACTCTTAATATATTGCAAGAAATTATCCCCATTACTGGGCAAGGCATTCCCATCGGTAGCTTAACAAGTCAACTTTTCGCTAATGTATATGGAAATGCCGCCGATCGATTCGTACACTTTGATTTAGAACACCGCCATTGGGCTCGTTATATGGATGACATTGTGATATTAGATCATGACGAAAACCGCCTTAGAGACAGTTTTGAGCGCCTTAATGAGTATTCTGTAGACAAGTTAAAGCTTCGTATAGGAAAATGGCAAATATCACCAACTACCAAAGGTGTAAATTTTTTAGGCTATCGTATTTGGGAAACCCATAAGCTTTTACGAAAAGATTCAGTTTTAAGGGCAAAGCGTAAAGTTGCAAATTTCATACGGCATGATGATATGATAGGATTACGAAAATTTACGGCCTCATGGTCTGGTCACTCACAATGGGCAAATGCTCATAATTTGAACACTTGGATGGAGAATCGCTATGGTATCAGCTACTACAATTAACTCTAGAGAAGACTTAGATTTAATTCAAGGGACGGCTCAATATGATGAATTCATGGAGATGCTCAAAGGCACCATTTACCGTCTTGAAAAAGATGATGTCAATAAAACTTGGGTGGCCATAAAAGACCTCAGTACTATCAAATCTTTTGGATTTACTTTAAAAGATTTTCCGGATGCAAAAGCCCCCGAATTACCTGAATACACTCCCCCCGAATCGAAAGTTCCTAAAATTGTGACCATGCGCCAAGCGCGATTAGCTTTACTCCATGTGTCATTATTACAATCGGCAACGGATGCAATAAACGCAATGCCTGGGACTGAAGGTGATGCGGCTCGAATTGAATGGGAATATGCGCAGGAAGTTCATCGTAATTCCGATTTAGTTGCTAGTTTGGCTAAAGTGTTGAAATTATCAAATGAACAATTGGATGATTTATTTACTGAAGCCGCAACCTTATAAATTCGGTGATTTCAATGGATCAAACTTTAGTCAATTGGTTACTCGCCGGATTTGGCGCATTGATCGGTTTTTTTCTAAATGCCGTGTGGCAGGCAGTCAAAGATTTACAAAAAGCTGATCAGTCATTAACCGAAAAAGTTGGGGCTATTGAAGTCCTTGTGGCAGGCAATTACGTCAAAAAAGAAGAATTAGCTGAGAGCATTAAAGCGCTATTTGCCAAATTAGACAAAATAGAAGACAAAATAGATCGTAAGGCCGACAAATGACGCTCGGGCAAAAACAACGCTTATTGGTGCAATTGATTGCGAAATTGATTGAATTCGCCTATTCAAAAGGTTACGAATTGACACTAGGGGATGCGTTTAGAGATCCTCGTACCAATGGCGCAATGGGCGTTAAATTAGGCTACAGTCATCCCAGTAGCAACCACAAGCAAAGATTAGCTATTGATTTTAATTTATTTAAGGATGGGGTCTTTTTACAGGGCACTGAGGATCATCGGCCATTAGGTGAGTATTGGGAGTCACTTGACCCGTTATGTCGTTGGGGAGGTCGTTTTAATGACGGCAATCATTACTCAATTGAGCATGAAGGTATTAAATAATGAATTGGTCGGATGTTGGCAATTGGCTTAAAGAAAATGCGGGTCCAGGTACGGCCCTTATTGGCTCCTTATTGACTGGAAATATCCCTGGGGCAGTTGCGGCTGGTGTGGCTTTAGTTGGTAGTGCGACTGGTACAAATGACCCCGCTAAAGCGCTTATGGCTTTACAAAGCGATCCTGCCACAATGGTGCGATTAAAAGAGCTTTCTGTCCAAGAAGAATCGGATATTCGTAATCACATTCGGGCGATGGAAGAGCTACGCCTTAAAGATGCTCAAGCGGAGCATGAACAACAGCAATTAACGATTCGTGCTGGAGATGGTGCCGATGATGAATATGTACGTCATACGCGCCCTATGATGGCTCGTCAATCTTGGTATGCTGTCATGGCCTACATTATTGCATTTGAAGGCTTAAAGGCTTTGAAGTTATTTGATACAGGCGCATCATGGGATTTAGCCATGATTTTGATTGCGCCTGCTTCTGCTTATATCGGCTTTCGCTCTTTAGATAAATACCGCAAAAACGGCAATTAACGGCAATATTTTTTATAAGTACCCTGATAGTCTGGCCAAGCTTTCATTTTGACCATTTCACAATAATGCTCTTGTTCAGTTTGAGCGTCATTAAAATCCATTTGTCCAGCAATAGCCAATGCTCCAAAAATTACTAAAATAATTGCGATTGTTTTCATTGTTCGATCCTATCTAAAAGTAGTCTATAAGCCGCTTGCATCCCAATTACGGGGGTATCTAATTGCGCATACACGCTAAAAGTTTTTACCATTTCAGTAGCCAACTCAATGGGTAATGTTTCGGGCAGTTTTGAAGACCTTATAGGAAACTCCGAAGCTTTGAGTTTTTTAATCTTCTTAGTTCGCCCATCAATTTTTGCACACGCAGGCGGCTCTGGGTCATTAAGATCCCAAACCAATCCGCACGCTGAACAAATCATTTGATCAGAATATTGACGCGCAAAACAATTATTTCGTTTGCTCATTTTTCTTCCATTCTTTATACCAAGGAGCCATGTATATTGATGCAGCGGTAAGGCCTACTTGTTTTGCGGCTGCGTAAGGTGTTTTGCCCATAACAGTGACTAATACCCGTGCAGTGCCCATTGCGGCAGATTCTCTAGGAGCCATGAAGTTCTACCAATCCTTGTAATGTGTGAGTGGCTTTTTTAATGTCCAACATGCCGCCTTTATCGCGCTCACGAGCCAAATACGCTATTGCAGTACCCTTCATATACCCACGGAATTCTTCGGGCGTTAGCCACGCTTTTAGAACCTCCCAAGGCTGATAATCGCCGAGCTTTTTGTAGTGATCGCCACCCTCTTGAGTATCAAGTACTGAAGTGGGTTTAGATGGCTTTTGGGGAACGCCCTCGATAATAAATAATTCTTCTAAATGCTCAGTACGACATTGATTAGAAGATATTTGACCCTCTTGAATGTATGTCGTAAATTCAGCATCCGATTCCATAACTGCATAAATGTGCCCAGTTCCTCGGCAAATTAACTTAGTGTTTGGCGTATACATCATTTTCATAGCTCCTCAATTAAATCGGCTTCAATAAGCACGGTTTTCAAATCTTCAGCCGTTTCAATATCGGCATCGTGTAATAACTGCAAAATATCGGTAATTTGATCAAAATTAGCCTTATGTGGCGATTCCAATAATCGCTCAAGTGATTCAGCTTTTAATTCGTAATCAATAATCAGTTCGTCAAAACCTTCAAGTAATTCCAATTTGGCACAAGCTTCCTCTAGCCGTTTCATTAGCTCCAATTCCATTGGCGTACTCAAAATTAACGGCTGGCAGTCTAAAGCAGCCAAAAGGCGCTTAGTTGGCAAATTACTAGCTAAAGCTGGATCTAAAATCATCCCATAACCCCTTTATTTGTAAAAGTGAATTCAGTATAGATAAATAATTTATCTATGTCAAGCGATAATATCCAATATCTTTAAGCATGCCCTCAGCCTTATTGCAATACCAGTCATAGTCAATGTCTGTAGGGAAAACCTCCGGTAAAGTCATGCAAGGCTTTGCGCCATAGGATAGGCTTACCGTATTGCCGTTACTGGCATATACAATAGGCCCAGGGGCTTGTTTTGAGTAATACCACCTAACTACTTTTCCCAAATATTCAGGGGTCTGAGGGCTAAAACAAGATTGATATGCAGTAGTCGCATCGGTTAAATTATCTCCTTTACGCCACTTTCGACCGTCTTTAATCCAACCATTAGCCATTAAAACCCCGACCATATCCATAACCCTAGCACCTTTGCGGGGACCCTCACCCCACAATTTAATGCCGCCACCGTTAACTTTTTGAATAGCCACGAATTTGCGAATATCTCGGCTTGCCGCAATCGTATAGAGAATCGGAGTCCCTTTTGCTAAAAATTCAGCTACCGCATCGGCGCATATCTCGACATCGGGATTCTTTTTCTCAACAAGACCCGCCTTAGCGTATTCACCTTTGCGTTTAATATCATCGGGGGTTTTAATGGCAAAATAATTATTGACATCACGAGCGTAAATCGCAACGTAGTCTTCTGTTTCCATCTCCAAACCAGTACGCTTTTCCCATTCAGAAATTAAATATTCAGAGGTTTGCAGCTTTTCCCTTGGGCAATTAATCACAATGCCATCAGTATTGGCTGAGATGACTGGAATTCCATAATGCTCGTGCCATTCGATAAGCATCAATAAACACAATTGCCCAGTAATCGTTGTTTGAATTAACATCTCTGGGGCAAATAACACACTGTAAGGACTGCCGGTTTTACCAAAAGTACCATTGATCATAATTTTGCCACCCTCATTCCCCACGAGAGCAGCCTCATATTCTTTACTTTTTGTATCGCCGGCCTTTTTCAATTTGGCTTGCAGTGCCTTAGCTTGGAGGCGTTCATTTTTAATAGCTTCATATTCTGAAATAAATGCTTGCCCTAATGCAGGTGGCCACGCTCCAGCATTAACCATGAGATTAGGGTAATAGCTGGCAACGTCTGGCATACGAATTTGATGCGTTTCATTGCTAATTGCCACAAGATTCTTTTCTTGGCTATGCAAACCGCCAATACCGATTTTATAAGTTGAATGACCAATAGTGATTAAGAGCCCTTCAAGCTGTGGCGGCATCTCTACCGTACCGTTCGGACCCAATCTAAAAATGGATTCTTTGACTAACTCTAAAGCGCGTTGCAATTGAGAAGTTTGATAACTTATAAACTGAGGGACTTTATAGCGAAACTTTAAATTCCAATCTATCTGTGGCTTATAGATTCTCATCCCAGTGGCATGCTCACACCGCTTTTTGAGTACCGCTTCGGCAACTTGCGCATCGGATTTGCTTCTAAGGTCTATTCCATAGCGTAAACCCAATTCCTCTCGTTGTTTAATTTGAGGAGCCAAATCATTAAATAACGCTTCAAGTTGACCTAAATCATTTTCACAATAAGTATCAACTTCAATTATTTCAGCGTCGTTTAAGTAATGACTCGGGTCATACGGTAAATCACGCATTGTTTTGTAATGGATTCGACCAGCATATTGCTTTTGTGACCCTGCACCTGGAGCGACTTCCATTACATCAATATGATCTGAAGGCTTCCAATCTGGTAATCCCAAATCCCAAGGTTTTGCTTTTTCGACAATAATGCGATCGTTTAGCCATTTCAATTGTTCAGCGGTATAGCCAGATAAAGCCGCACAAATCATTGGCACATCATAATAATTACCATTAAAACTAACTACGCAATAAGCCTCAAATAGCGTCCTCATTCGAGCAATTTCAGTATCCCCAAATGCTTGCCCCGAACGCAATCTAAAACTATAAACGCCCCCTTTTTGCGGACGCAATTTTAATAACCAATAATTAGGAAAACACTCAGTGTCATAAAATGCAACTGGGCGCTTTCCAGTAGTAGCGGGTGGAGGTGGAATAATCATTTATTAGGACAAGCTCGACCTTGATTGCAATTGCCATTGCAAGGAGGACATTTAGGAAACAAAAGATCACCCGCCTCATTCGGAAACTTCGCTGACCATTGGGCAATTCTTAAAGCATCATCGGCTTCATTGTGACCTTCCGCCACACCAATGTAATATTTGATTTCACCGATAGCATTTTGCGTTTTTACGATGCCGACAGTCTCTGCCCCAGCATACCAAAGCCAACCAATAATTTTCATTTAATGCCCCTTTCTGCGATTAAACCAACGGCGAATAATGTACCCTCGGCCAATACTTGCCACTGTAAAAATGGTGGTAATTCCAACATTCTCTAATAATGTGAATGAATGTCCAAAAAGCGGATATACAACCAATGACAATAAAATAGAAAAAATAAAGCCAACGATTGTGTGAGTGCACGCTTCAATAAAAGAGCCTCGCCTTGTTTGAGTCATATCAAAGCATCCTCAAATAGCGATAAATCAATTCTCAGACGAGGTCTACGTATGATTCGATATGTCCACCCTAAGCGTAAAGCGCAAATTGCCTGAGCCTCTTCTTGCCTACCTACAATTCGCATAGAATCGCCATCCTCATTACTAATCAAATAGCTCATTTGGATTTTTCCGAGGGAGTAGTAATGAGATGATAGGTGCAACTAATAGGCGCATCCCCGTGCCTAAACATCCCCATAATCTTGCAATCTTTGAGAATACTTAAATAGGTGGTTTGGCCACCCACAATAATTCCAATGGCTAAACCGATTGAAAAAATTAAAACCCATTGTTTGATTACGATTAGCTTTTTAAACATTTTCCCCTCCAAGAAAAAGCCCGTGCCTTGTGGCACGGGGATAAGGCGTTACGGCAACATCAAACCATTCGCTACTAATTGAGCATCGGTCCATCCAGCAGCAATATATGCCTCATAGGTCCCGCCATTAGCAGCCGCAGTCATTTGATGGGCTACAGGTGCCGCTACAGGGGGTACTTGTACAAATCCTGGCACGGGCATTACTGGAATGGCTGGAGCAGCGACAGGCATTACAGGCGCTACAGGAGCAGCGACAGGCGCTACAGGGGCAGCGACAGGCGCTACAGGAGCAGCAACAGGCAACGGGGCAATCCCAGCAGGCGGAGTCATACTTGCGCCAACTGGCAAAGGAGCCGCACCAAAACCAGCTTGACCAACATCGGGGCCGAAAGTAATTTCTTGACCATAGGCACGAAAGCAAACCATTGAATGATTTAAGTAAACACCTGGTTGACTGCTAGAGCCGTTACCTTCAACGTTAAAAGCAACTTCAACGAAATAGCCAGGTTTTACAAAATCAGCTTGGGTAACTTGTACGTAACCCGTACCTTCTTGTTGATAGATTTTTGGCGCAAAACCGCCGGAAAATTTTAAAATCCAATTGCCTTTCCAGCCTTCATTCTCGCAAGGTTTACGGCCTTTTTTATTGGGAATCTGACTATCGCCATCTTCAATTTTCCAAGCGAATGCTGGAGATTGCGCTGCATTTGGATGTGCACTATTGCCCACCGCCCAAATTTGCTGACCCCAGGCAGTTTGAGCCCAATGCGTTTCGCCGGCGTTCTTTGGAATTGCTAATGCAAAAAAGTAATTAACTCTAGGCTGACCTGCATTGGGGCCAGTCTTAATGACTAAAGGTTTGCCTTCAGCATCGGTAGTACTTGGGCTATACAAAGAGCCCATGACAATACGGCCGACTGGGGACGTGATATTGATTTTTTGTGACATAAAACTCTCCTTAGTTTGTTTTGCCAAATACCCGGCGGGCATCGGCAGGATTATCAGAAACTAACTTCATCGCTCCTAATGGTGTAACAGTATAGCCCATAATGACGGCTTCGTCAATACCTGCTTTTAATGCTTGTTTTGGAGTCTTAACGCTAGACTTTGACAAATCAATGTTCATCAATTGCCCCAATGCTACGACTTGCTCATTGGGCACTGACCATTGTTGCCTTCCAAAACCTTGTTCAGCCCTATGCCAAGGGACTGCTTTTCCTTGGCGAATATAGGTCACTACTGCTTCTTGCATACCTTCTACACGAGCTTGTAGTCTCTCCAATGCCCTCTCTAGCATCTTTAATTCCAAACTTGCTGCTTGCGGACTTAATTCGATTGGAGATGATTGTGCAGAAAATTCCGCATCGGCATACGCTGCTTCTTGCAATGCTGGACAAGCGTGCCGACCTGGGCAATTTCGACACTCGGAATTAGTCGTTGCCACAGGATTAGGAGCCAATGACAACTCTGCTGCCATTCGTAGCGCATTGATATGAGCTCGTAAATCTGAAGCAGTAACTGACCAAGTGCGAACTGAAGCGCCCTTATGAAAACAACGTGGCTGAATGACTGTGAAATTGACTTTTAAGGCTTGATCAATCATTCCGGCACCTTGACCCAATTGAATAGCAATTGAATCCACAAGGCCAGCAATATAGGCAATTCCTTGATCATTTTCAAATTCATCGACAAAACGATGTCCGAATTTGTAATCAAGTACCTCCAATGTCATAACATCGCCAATAAACGCCCAAACATCAGGAGTGCCCCAGCAATACTCATGGATGGAGGGAATCATTACCGAACTTTCGATATGCACTTGATGGCCGGCAGGAATGCGAGTGGTAACTGTATCAAGAACCAATTCCGCACCTTCGACCATTTCATCAGTAAGCACGATGCCATTAGGAGCTATTTGACCTTCAGCGATCATATTTCCAGTAAGCATTTGCTCAACTGCCCAATGTGCGGCATTCCCTTCCAAACTCTCCGGAGTATCAGCTTGAGGATAAGCTTGATTCATTGATACCCAAAGGGAACACCGCCGCCAAGCGGCTGCCCCGGATGGGGGCAATATGGAATGAGCGCCACTCATTAACGACTCGCAATCAAAGCATCAACCTGCGCCGCAATCTGATCAACTAAATCCAAGCGATTGGCAAGTAAAGGTAAAGCCGGAACACCTGCTTTAGAGCAAATTTCAGTTACTTCGGCTTGAGTCAATTTACCACCATGAATAGCCGCAGATGCGCGTCCAATCAAAGCCACAAAGGACGCTCTAGGATCTTGTGATGTTGCAACAGGGATAGGGGCTGGTGGTGCTATTGGGGCAATCGGCGCAGGCACCGCTTGAGCTACTGGAGCAGTCACGGGAATAGCGGGCGCAGCTCCCATAACTTGACGCAATTCACTTTCAACCGTGGCTAAAACCGCAGGGTCCAAACCTCGCTTTTTGCGCCAATTGCCATCTGAAAGTTTAGATTTACTTTCTGAGTGAATACGACCATCCCATGGCATTCCAGCTTTATCTAATTCAACGCCGCTTACAGGGCTCAAAGGGGCTGCAAGATTTGTAGTGACATCCGTCGGTGCAGGGGGTACGGGGACGCTCGGCACTGCGAGAGAAGTAATCACCGGCTGAACCACGGGGGCAATCGGCAACGGAGCGACATTTGCAGTAGAGGGGGCATTTATCACCCCAGGAGCTAAAGGGATTGAGGGTGCTCCAAAGGCTGCGGTTACTTCTGCATCAGGGGCGCTTTTAGGCAAATTCTCCTCTAGTTTAGCTATCTTGGCTTCCGCTTTTGTAGTGTCTAAATTAAGTTCAATATTAAGCGCTTGAGCACTATTTTTAGGATACGCCAAGATAAAACCAGCTACCGCCTCACGTTGTTCTTGGGATAATCCGCTTGGATCTACTTCGATTTTCATACTCATAATTCACTCTCCTTAAGTTAAGCGGCTTATTGACCGCAATTAGAGTATCATTCATAATGACGAGTATGTCAATATCAAATTATTAAGGATTGCAATGACTGTAGAACTTCGCCCATTTCAAGCGGAATTAGAACGAAAAATATACGAAGCCTGGGGCAATGGTGCAATCAATGTGATGCCGGTAGCAGCCACAGGGTCAGGAAAAACAGTCATTTTAAGTAAAGTTCTACATGATGAGCCTAGTGCCAGTATTGCTATTGCGCATCGTCAAGAATTGGTAAGTCAAATTTCTATAGCGTTAGCGCGTAATGGAGTTCGCCATCGAGTAGTAGGGGCTCGTAAAAACTCCAATTTGATTCGTGTTATTAGTGCAATTCAAGTAGCGGAATTGGGCTATAGCTTTTTTGACCCTAATGCAAAGACTGGCGTGGGGGGAGTGGACACGATTATTCGCATGGATTCAAATGACGCTTGGTTTAAGCAAATTCGCCTTGTGGTTCAAGATGAGGCGCATCACGTCCTAAAAAATAATAAGTGGGGCAAAGCTGCCGATATGTTTCCTAATGCCCGGTCACTTTTGCCGACTGCTACGCCTCTTAGAGCCGATGGGCGTGGCCTTGGTCGTCATGCGGACGGGATAGTAGATGCGATGGTTTTAGCCCCTACAATGCGAGATATTATCAATATGGGCTATTTGACCGACTATCGAATCTTTGCGCCACCATCCGATCTTGATTTGTCGCAAGTAGCTACCAGCCAGGCAACGGGAGACTTTAATGCTGATCAGTTGCGCAAAGCCGTTCACAAGTCTCATATTACTGGGGATGTAGTAGCGCATTATCTGAAATTAGCACCCGGTAAATTGGGAGTAACTTTTGCGGTCGATGTGGAGGCTGCAACGGAAATTGCCACAGCATTCCGAGCCGCTGGAGTTCCTGCTGAGGTAGTAAGTGCAAAGACCCCCGATACTTTACGATCACAGATTTTAAGGCGATTTAAAGCCCGTGAAGTATTGCAATTGGTCAATGTAGATTTATTTGGGGAAGGTTTTGATTTACCAGCAATCGAAGTTGTGTCTTTTGCTCGACCGACTGAATCATTTAGTCTATATTCTCAGCAATTTGGGCGCGCATTGCGCCTCATGTTATCCGAACAAGCCGCCCGAGTTCATGCTCATTTAAACGATGATGGTCGCAAAGCGGCTATTGCAAATAGCGATAAGCCCGTGGCATTCATTATTGATCATGTGAATAATGTCATTCGCCACGGCTTGCCTGACGCTACACGGGAATGGTCATTAGATCGTAGAGATCGCCGAAGCTCAGGGCCATCGGATGCCATACCTATGCGAGTGTGTGTCAATCCTGAATGCATCCAACCTTATGAGCGTGTTTATAAGTGTTGCCCTCATTGTGGTCATTACCCACCGCCCCCAAGTCGAAGCGCCCCTGAATTTGTGGATGGGGATTTGCTGGAATTAGATCAAGCTACATTGGAGGCATTACGAGGCAATATTGCAAAAATTGACGGTCCGGCTTTGATTCCTTATGGGGCCGCCCCTGAAGTGGTCGGTGCAGTAAAGCGCAGGCATTGGGAGCGGCGAGAATCTCAAAGTGCTTTGCGTAATTACATCGCATGGTGGGCAGGACTTGAAGCGGCGCAAGGACGAAGCGAATCGGAAAGCTATCGGCGGTTTTACTATAAATTTGGAATTGATGTGGCTAACGCACAGACATTGAATGCTAAGGAAGCCGCCGAGCTCTCTGGGCGCGTCAACGCTGAATTGATTAAACATGGCATTGACGGAACGATTGATGCCACAACCTACTTTTTTGAATAATATGAATCAAGCTATTTATCAATGGGCAATTAGGCATCATGTCAGTGCGCAAGCGCTTAATGAGCTTCAATCCATCTTTGGGATGCATGGCAATCACGATTTGCCTGCAAACGTTAAAGGTACAAGCGAATCGGCTGTACAAGTCGCAGTACGCCTAGAGGCGGCAAATAAAGGCATGAGGCTATTTCGCAATAACGTAGGGGCTATGATTGACGCTAGAGGTGTACCAATTCGCTATGGGCTGGCCAATGAATCGAAACAAGTCAATGAGGCTATCAAATCTGCCGATCTGATTGGTTGGAAGCCTCTTACGATAACCCCTGAACACATTGGACAGAGAGTGGCCATATTCGTATCGCGAGAATGCAAGAAAGTCGGCTGGAGATACACGGGCGATAAGCACGAGCAGGCACAATTGGCGTGGGCGCAATTGGTTGTTTCGGCGGGCGGGGATGCTGCATTTTGTACCGGAACAGGTACGCTATAATTTACTGATTGACGGATTCGTCAACATCATTTATATTATTTTCATTATGACAAAAAAACAAAAACCAGACGACCGCAAATACCAAATTTTAACTGCCGCACTCGCAGTTGCTGAACGACCTGGAGGCTTTTCAAAGTTAACACGTGAAGCAGTTGCAAAAGAAGTTGGGTGCGCTGAATCGTTAATTTCTCGTTATTTTGGCACGATTCCCTCTTTTAAAAGAACCATTATGCGCTCGGCGATTTTGACCGAGAATTTAGCAATTATTGCCCAAGGATTAGCTATAGGGGATTGCCATGCTCAAAAAGCGGATGAGCTCTTAAAACGTAAAGCCCTCGATACTTTAGCGGGCTGACCTATGCGCAATCTACCATTAGCTTTTGCGGCTATGGGGAACTATCCCCAATTTATTGTGTATGTAGCTCACGCCGATACATCTCGCCCAGGTAAGACCAACAAATTCCCTGCCGATTTTCGTACTGGCAAAGTAGTCTCGGCGCATGATGCGGCTTATTGGACTGACTCATCGACGGCCATTGCCGCCGCCGCAAGTCTTGGCCCCAACTATGGTGTGGGTTTCGTGTTTACTGAAGCCGACCCCTTTTGGTTTATAGACCTTGATAATTGTTTGCAATCTGATAACACTTGGTCACCACTAGCCCAATCTTTATGCGCCGCTTTCGCAGGTGCAGCGGTCGAGATAAGCCAAAGTGGACGAGGTCTTCATATTTTTGGCTCAGGTCGTCCGCCTGTTCACGGATGCAAAAACATCCCTTTAGGAATTGAGTTTTATCACACCGGGCGATTTGTTGCGTTGACTGGGGATCAAGCTAGTGGCGATATTAATTTTGACGCTACCGCACTTCTGCCAAGTCTCGTAGCCGCTTATTTTCCCCCCGACCCCTCTCAAACTTTAGAGCAGGGCTGGACTGAAGGCCCTAGCGATGACTGGAGAGGCCCTAGCGATGACGAGGAGCTATTACGCAGGGCATTGCGATCACAGTCAACAGCTTCGGCTTTTGGCAACAAAGCGAGCTTTGCGGACTTGTGGAATGCGAACCTAGATGCACTTGCTAAATGCTATCCCGATCCAGTACGCCCTTATGATGCCAGTAGTGCCGATGCCGCTTTAGCGCAACATTTGGCATTTTGGACAGGACGAGATTGCGCGCGCATGGATCGACTTATGCGCCAATCGGCTTTAATGCGTGAAAAGTGGGAACGTGAGGACTATTTGCCTCGGACAATTTTGGGCGCAGCTGGTCGCCAATTTGAGGTATTGAGTGATAAATTGCCCGAGCCTGTTGCGGCAACTCAAATAGCCCCCAGCGCAATTAATGCGCCCCCTAGACCCACCTTGGTTACCGGATCAACTTTTGTTAATAACGATTCTCAGTTAGAGCTTTTTGCTGGTTGCGTATACATCCGAGATATGCACCGAGTCTTAGTGCCAGGGGGAAACCTTTTAAAACCAGAACAATTTAAAGTTGCTTATGGTGGATACACATTCACTATGGACAATGCCAATGAGAAGACTACTAAAGACGCATGGGAAGCCTTTACTCAAAGCCAAGCCTACCGATGCCCTAGAGCAGATTCTCAGTGCTTTAGGCCAGATATAGCCCCAGGCTCACTTATCGAACGAGACGGGCAGTTATTCGTCAATACTTACTGGCCAGTTGAAATTGCAAGAAAAGTAGGGGACGTTACGCCATTTTTAAATCATTTGACCAAGATATTGCCCGATGAACGCGATCGTACTATTTTGCTGTCCTATATGGCCGCTTGTGTTCAACACAAGGGGGTCAAATTCCAATGGGCCCCCTTACTGCAAGGGGTTGAAGGGAACGGCAAGACACTTTTTACTCGATGCGTAGCCGAGGCGGTAGGGCGCAGATATGTGCATTGGCCAAAAGCCTCTAAGCTATCTAAAGAATTTAATGCGTGGATGCTAGGTAAATTATTTTATGGTGTTGAAGATATTTACGTACCGGATCACAAGCGGGAGATTGTTGAAGAATTAAAGCCGATGATCACCGGAGGAGACGGCTTAGAGATTGAAGGTAAAGGGGTCGATCAGATTAGTGCTGACGTTTGTGGCAATTTTATGTTCAATAGCAACCACAAGGATGCCGTAAGGAAAACTCAAAACGATCGGCGTTTTTGCGTTCTATTTAGTGCCCAGCAACAATCCGAAGATTTGAAACGAGACGGTATGGATGGCGGTTACTTTCCTGCCCTTTATGATTGGCTCAAAAATGAGGGCTATGCGATCGTTTCAGAACTTTTGCACACATTCCCTATACCTGACGAATTTAATCCTGCTACAAAGTGCCAAAGGGCTCCTAGCACTACCTCAACAGCCGCTGCTATTAGTGCCAGCACGGGTAGCGTAGAGCAAGAGATTTACGAGGCAATCGAACAAGGACTACCAGGCTTTTGCGACGGCTGGATTTCAAGCATGCAATTGGAGCGATTGCTTGAACGAATGGGGATTGCGCGCCGAATTACTCACTCAAAACGTAAAGAAATGCTAGAAGCGTTGGGGTACATCTATCACCCAGCGTTAATCAATGGGCGCGTCAACAATTTAGTATTACCTGATGGTGGCAAACCTAAATTGTTTGTGCATAAAAACCACGCTAATTGCTTATTAACTACGTCATCTGAAGCTGCTAGAGCTTATGAGCAGGCAAATAATCATTTAAGAGTTCCGTTTCCGTTGACATAGATAAATAATTTACCTATACTGCCAAAACACTAACTACCTGGAGGGGTAAAAATGAAAATTGAAATTAAAAATCGGTGGAATCTTGAAGTAATTTTTTCTTATGATTGTGAAGACAATACCTTAGCTCTCACACTTAAAACTGCGATAAACGAAAAAACGAACCTTCGCGGCGCGAACCTTCGCGGCGCGAACCTTTACGGCGCGGACCTTCGCGGCGCGAACCTTCGCGGCGCGGACCTTCGCAGCGCGGACCTTCGCAGCGCGGACCTTGGGGACGCGGGTAAACTGACGGGCGACCGTCCGTATTTCGCGGTCGGCCCAATTGGTTCGCGGCAAGACGTTTTGGAGACATTCCTCACGGAAAAGGGCGTCTACCTTCGTGCCGGTTGCTTCTTCGGGACCGCGGAAGAGTTTCGGGATAAGCTGCAAAACGAACATGGCGACAAC